GATATACGTGGTGCAAGATTATTTTGAGCCATGTATACTATTTATTATTTTACAGATAATTCCTTATTTATATAAGATGCATCTCTAATTGGCTAAAGTCGAATGAAAAGGTCGATTCTGTCTCGGCTGCATCGCGGGTAGATTTTGTTATACCGCCGATATTTGTTATAAATGCATCATGATATACAAATTCGGCTATTGGTTTTTTATATTCATCAAGAGGAAATATGGATATTTTAGATGAGTATTCTTTCATAAAATCGACATGATCCCCTTCGATTGATTGATTTTGTATGTTCAACCATTTCCATAAAATGAAATAATTATCATATCTATTATCAACAGTGAAATTACAATTGATAGTTCCATATGAAGGGCGGCTATGACTCGACCATGCCCACGATTGACCGCCAAATGCAATATCTAATTTTGGGACACTAACATCGGGTATAACTGCTCCCCAAATGCTAAATTCCAATCTCTCCAAACTTCCACTGTGGCATAATCTATCTTCTTTAGCAACAGAATCTTTTAATGCAGGAGGTAGGTCCATCACAAAGAGGAAATGATCTTTCCTTGATGGATTTATAACGCTCTGTTCATCTGAATAATACCCATCGGCTGTTACCGGAATTTCGCAGTCTAAATCTAAATTGGGTGGCGTGGGTTGTTTCATCTAATTATTTAGTTTTATGTTTTATGCCAGCAAATGAACTAGCCATTCTTGCGAGACGATTTAAACATGATTTTTCGTCTTCTGAGAGATTTCTTGGTTTGGTGTCTATCACACACAATGTTCCAAGATGAACATTTTCCTGTGTCGTGAAAGGATAGCCACAATAAAATCTGATGTTAGGATATCCGAGCACAAGGGGGTTTTCCATAAATCGTGGGTCTAAATGAGCATCTTCCACGACCAGAGGTTCATTCTTTTTGTTCTGTAGTGTATGATGGCAAAAACTAGCTTCACGATCAGTTTTTGTAACCGAAGGGTCTAATCCATAAGAGCTTTTAAAAGTTTGGTAATGATTATCGATTAGGGTTAGAAGTGCTATCGGGGTCTGACATATGTAAGATGCTATGAATGTTATATCGTCAAAGAATTCATCGGGGCGCAACCATTGGACCTCTTTAATAAGGGCACACCTTTCTTCTTCTAATAATAAATCATAGAAATGCATACGATTATTTATGCAATCTGCCAACCGCCTATACTGAACTTCTCCATTTCAAATGATTGTTCCGATACCATTTGGCCTCCTATATGGAATATTGTAGGAAGAGGTCCACCACCTGTTTTTGCATATGCGGAATATGAATCTGGTTCATAGAAAGACATGTTCGCTAGGTCTTGATTAGGATCGGCAATACGGCAAGGTTTACCAGTCTCATCATACTCTAAGACATCCAAATATTGCTCTGCCACATCTTTTTCGAGGATGAATAATGCCCATATCATCGACATGACTCGGTCATCATGTTTACCTTTCTGAGCGGTCCAAGTCTTATTCTCTTTACGGACAAATGTTTCGAACTCTTTCAGTGTTGCCAAATCAAATATCTTAACCACTTCCAAGTGTTCAATGAAGTATTTGAAATTCATAATACCTGTATATTTCGAATTTTGGTGACAGAAAATACCTGGTTTTTGGTGAAAACCACGTTTATCATTTTTCATCGTAACAGTCACGATGTTATCATAATGGTGGACATTGATAAGCGCATCTAAAACTTGAGAACCTTCTTTATTGCTTTCAACGCATAGAAATGGGCGACCCCATGCTCTTGCAATTTGGTTCAATTTTTCTGCAAACACAAACGGCTGAAGATCGTTAACAGCATACTGTCCTGCATGTATAATATTAGTAAGATCGGTGATGTCTAATATTTGAATCACGGACCAATCTTGTCCTACACCTTCAGCGACATCGACCCCGAATACGTATATATGCTCTGGTTCCGCAGGATGCCAAATTTTATAATCTCCATTATCGAATGAGTGTTCGGGCGAACAACACATCTTTTTAAGTCTCTCGATAACTTCAAGGTTAATAGCCGATTGCCCGTCTTCGAGGAACATTATTTCAAATTCTTGGTTCCACATCTGCATATCATAACCAATCATGTCAAGCTGCTTGGCTTTCCATGCTTCGTCACGGCCAGGTATTTGATACCAATACATTCTATCCCATGCCCAAGTTGTCGAACGCCCATTCTCAGCATTAGAGAACAATTCGTGGAATTTATTACCAACACCGTTAGGTGTCGAAGTAATGATCATCTTAGAATCGGGACCGGAACATAGAACGGGGACAACTGATTTAAAGAATGCTTCTGCTATTTCAGCAGGAACGAATGCAAATTCATCAACGAACAACACATCAACCGAACGACCACGAAGGGATGTTGCGGATGTGGTGGAGACATATATTTTAGAACCATTGGTGAGACGGATGATTTCTTGAGAGAAAGTCCATACACCCGCTTTAATATAGTTAGGTATTTCTTCGTATGCCAATTTAATACGATCTAGAATCTCTTTAGCTTGAACTTCTTTGTTAGCCAAGATAGCAACTTCTTTATCTTTTTGGAACAGTGCATACCATAGACATACGATAGTCATCAGAGTCGATTTACCAGTTTGGCGAGATGCACATATAATAGTGTTCTGATTTTCCACAATGGTAGTAATCAGTTTTCTCTGAATATCATGGAGTTTGATTTTCTGCCTACCTTGTCCTAGCACTTTAATGTAGAAGAAGTTCTCGGCGAAATAAATAATGTCTTCTTTACAGCGACGAATTTCCTCGATTTGTTCTGGCGTATAATCGAATTCTACCTTAATAGGTAGGTTCTCATTATTGTTTAAATATTGATCGTTTTTCTTACGGCCCATGTAGTTTATTTAGAAAAATGGAAATAATTTAATAAATAAACTTATATGGCAAAATCACTTGATGAAATTTACGCAGAAGAATTCCTTGGTCAAATGTCCCCTGATGCAGGACTTATCCACGAGGGAACTGATACCGACGCTGACGCAGATGATAGCGCAGAAGAAACCCCTAAGAAATCCTTTAAGAAAAAGAAAAAAGGTAAAAAAGGCGGTTATGATGCTGGTGCAGGTTATGCAGCAGAAAGTAACACTTTCGATTCTCTTTATTCTACTTTCATGGAACAATTCGAAGATGAGGGCGGCGAATTAGGTTTTGACGACACTAACGACGACACTTTCGATTTTGATGGTGGTGACGACGAAGGTGGAGAAGAAGACACATTCACTCTTTCCGAACTACGCGCAATGACACTCGGCGAATTAGCTGATCTTTTAGGTGGCGATGAAGATGAAGGTTTTGATGACGAAGACGGATTCGATGACGGTTTTGATGACATCGACGGTGGCGACGACATTCCTCTTGAATCTTATGGTCAGACAGGCGGCGGTGCAAACCACGGAGCACAAGGCAACTACAGCGGAAAAGCTGGACGCCAACCTGCAACCTCACACGTTAAAGGTAACGGAGATGCCGATTTCAGCAAGCAAGACACTGGTTATGACCCAGAAGATACCGAAGGTTCAGAAGGTGCCGAACATGGTGCTCAAGGAACTTATGACGGTAAAGCAAAACGTCAACCTGCAACCTCACACGTTAAAGGTAACGGAGATGCTAATTTCGGTAAACAGAACACTGGTTACAAAACCCGCAGCGGGAAGAAAGAAAAGAATTATTTCTAAAATCTCCTGACAGAAATTTGAAAAAGCGATAGAGTAACTTCTATCGCTTTTTTGTTTTTACAATTATAAATATCTCTATGCCTTATAATTACATCCCAGAACTTGCATCTAAGTATTCCAGTGTTGGGAACACTTTATCCACATTGAACATTTCTCTTACCTCCCTAGATAGTAATCTATACAGTTTGTCATCTTTAGAGGTAAATCTTGTAAGTTTGAGTAGTGATATCGTATATCTCGACGCCGCTTTAAACGATATACAAGATGATATTGCGGCAGTTCAGACTCTATCTTCCTCTATCAATACTGTTAGTGCAGACCTCATAGAATTGAGTGCAACGTCTCTTTCCGGTAGCGATGAATGGGACTCGGTATACACTACTGTAAATACAAATTCTGCTGGATGGATACCGCAACAAACTTTATTCACCGCAACGACCACTTGGACGAATCCCTATGGGTTAGACCCCTTTCCTCCATCTCGCCCCGTCTTTGTAAGAATGGTTGGTGGAGGGGGAGGGGGAGGTGCTGGTGCTTCCGGTTCTGGGGTAAATCGTGGCGGTGGTGGCGGTGGTGGCGGTGGTGCGGTTGTAGAATTTTGGACCACCACATCTAATTTATCACCCGCTGAACAAATTATTATCGGAAACGGGGGCAATGGTGGGACGGCAACGGCTGGTGCAGGTAATTCTGGTGATGACGGTGATGATTCTTTTTTTGCTGGAACTAGTGCAGTGGGAGGATTGGGGGGCGCAGGAGGAACTACGGTAGGAGGAACAGGGGGTGCTACTCGATTAGATGCAGCAACAAATGGTTGGGGTACCAAATCGACATCGGCTGGTGGGAACGGTGGAACCACATCGACCACAACCCCATCTATATTCTCATCTGCATGGCTACCCACTGGTGGTGGTGGCGGTGCAGATCGGAAGAGCGTCGTGTAGGGAAAGA